CCATAGTCCCTCAGAATGCTATGATGATAGCTAATGCAATTCATAGGAGTATGACCGAAGATTAGTTAGGTGGTTGGCAACACTTTCTCTCATGGTGCGAAGATAGAATATCGTTTTTACCTAAATGCCGTAGATGTCATGTATCAGTTTTTCCACAATTTTATTTGGATTGATATGTGGGCAATGCTTGTTGCCGTAATATGATTGAGCAAAATCTACGGAAATCTATCACCTTATATACTTTTATAGGAGGGTATGTATAATGGAATATAAAAAGGAGAATGTTGATGGAAGAGATTCATTTACAAGAAACTCAATTAGAGCATGAGCCTATTATCAAGGAAGAAGTTACATGGGAACAAGCCGTGCAAAAGATTGAAACTATTATAAATGATTTATGTAATGAATATGATAAGGATGGACATCCTTATTATTCAGAATCATTAAGAAAACATTGGAGAAGAATTTTGAAAGGATAGTTATGTTTAAAGTTTTAATTATAGCTTGTAGTATTATGCCCTTTCCAAGAGGCGAAATATTACAGACACAATGTTATGTAGTTTCAGATCAATGGCAACCCACTATTCATGGATATAAAACAAGGCAGCAATGTGAAAATAGATTGAAAGTCATTACAGACTCAATAACAAAAAATTTTGATTTATTATATTTAAAAGAAAAAAAATGCATTAAGTCGCAAGGTAGGGAGAGAATATGAGACAAGAAAAAAATAGAAAATATGCAACTCAGTTTATGAATTACAATAAAGCTGATTCTTATTACATAGAAGTTTACACGAATGTAAAAAGAGTTATTAAGGTAGAGGCTATAACTGAAGACGAGGCTATTAGAAAAGCTTTAAAAAGGGAAGAGAAAAGAAAAACTAGAAACTGTTACACATTCGTTGATTGTGATTACAATGTGGTTGAGGAGAAAGACTATGAGGCTTATAGACAGACTAATCAAGAGGTTCGAAGAGGACGCAGTTGATTTTGCACTTGCAGGGATGGAAGAGGAGTCGAAAGACGCAAGAAGATTAGCTAGTAAATACATTGAAATGAAATATAATGGTCACACACATTCACTAAGATCGGAGATTCACGAAAAATGGAACAAGAAACAAAAGACAATCGTTTAGATAATTCTAAACTTTATCAAGAAATTAAAACACATTGTGCACCTCGTTGTCCGAGATGCCAAGGCACTTTACAGACAATGAATGTACATGGACATGAACAATGTGTCTTATGTCATAGTATTATTGATGATTGTTGCCAAGGCTCTCAATTAAAATGAGTGACAATATTATAAAATTCCCATATAAAATGAGGAGAACAGTCAAACCTGTATCATTAGTATGCGAAATGGCTGCAGAAACATTTGAACAACTTGTCATCATGGGACAAAACAAACAGGGTCAAGTTCAAATGATAACAACATTAAAAGACCCTGCTGATATCTTGTGGTACATGGAAGCTGCAAGGTTTGGAATCATGCAAGGATTAGAAGAGGAGGAAGAAATCTATGAGTAAGAAACATGGAAAAGAAAAAATACACTCTATCCATAGAGGTAACATCATCGACTTTCCCAAACCACCCCCATCTAGCGATGGCGGTCGCAAGGAAGATGTGGAGTCTGGGCCACGATACACAATCCATTTCGAACCAGATTGGGACGGATGGACAGACGATCCAGAAGATAGCTCGTCTTGAGGGTTGGAAGAGAGAGAAACGTAATTCTCTTGAGGGTTGTGGTGGTTATTGGGGACCTTTCTTGACAACGGAAGAAGAAAGAGAACTTCCCGAATCAGATTGGAGAGGTACAGATCATCCCGATGCCGTTAAACCCGAACCTAAATATAAACAAAAATATACCGAGAGTTCTTCAGCATCATCAACTCTCGCATGGATAGAGGACACATACAAATGAACTTTAAATACAAAACAAAACCATATGATCACCAAAGATTAGCTTTAGAAAAAAGTTACAACAAACAAAATTATGCATACTTTATGGAAATGGGGTGTGGAAAATCAAAAGTACTTATAGATAACATTACCTGGTTATATCAAAATCGCATGATAGATACTGCCGTCATAGTCGCACCCAAGGGTGTTTATAGAAATTGGCAAGAGAATGAAATACCAACTCATATGTTAGATGAAATAGATAGAGAAGTTTATTTATGGAATCCGCAGCCAAACAAAACAGAAAAGAAAAGATTGGTTGATGGGGCACATTCAAGAGATGGTCTTAGAATTCTTTTAGTAAATGTAGAGGGTTTTGCCACAACAAAAATGAAAAACTACATTGATTTTTTTACAAAAGATTCAGAGTTTTTATTAGCCATAGATGAATCAACAACTATTAAGAACCCAAAAGCTAAGAGAACCAAGGCTCTGATGTCCTTTGGTCTATCAGCTATATATAAAAGAATACTTACAGGTTCTCCTGTGACTAAATCTCCTATGGATCTGTATTCGCAATGTGGATTCATGAGCAAAGATCTTTTGGGGCATGATTCGTTTTGGTCTTTCCAGGGAAAATATGCGATCTCAAGAACGCAAAGAATGGGATCACATTCTTTCCAACAAATAGTTGGTTACAAAAACTTAGATGATTTATCTGAAAGACTTCATACTTTTTCACATAGAGTTACAAAGGCAGAGGCACTAGATTTACCTCCTACTATATATGCAACTCGTGAAGTTCCAATGACCAGCGAACAGTTAAGACATTACAAAAGTATCAAGGATGCAGCGATAGCTTTACTTGATGATGGTCAATTGGTTTCTGCACCTGCCGTCATGACTCAGTTATTAAGATTACAACAAGTATTGTGTGGACATACAATGACGGACGATGGAGAACTTGTAGAGTTCAAAAGTCATAGGACAGATGCCATGCTTGAAGTTATAGAAGAGATGGATGGTAGTGTCATAATTTGGTCAAGATTCAGATATGATATTAAAAAAATTAAAAAAGTTTTACAAAAAGCTTATGGGCGAGATTGTGTTGTTACCTTTTATGGAGATACATCTGAGAAGGACAGACAGATCGCAGAACAAAGATTAAATAGCGGAGATGCGAGATTTTTTGTAGCGAATCCTCAGACGGCAGGTCGAGGTCTTACATTGAACAAGGCAAGTAATGTTATTTATTATGCTAATGATTTTAACTTAGAATCTAGGATACAATCAGAGGCAAGGTGTCACAGAATAGGACAGAAGAACACAGTTCTTTATGTTGATCTCGTGGCTAAAGGAACAGTGGATGAACATATTGTTAAAAGTTTAAAAGCTAAAAACGAACTTTCAGCTAGATCTCTTGGCGAAGAAATAAGAGAATGGTTGAAATAAATATCTTTGACACTATATATGGTATGTAGTATCTTCCACTATATTAATGGATTTAAAAGGAGTATATGATGGATCCCACTAAATGGAAGTCAGTAGCAGTATCTATTGACGTTTACGAAATGTTAAAAGATTTAGCCGAAAAAAATGAAAGGAGTGTAAGTAGGCAATTAGCACACTTAGTCAAGCAAGTGGCACAACAAAAAGAAGCAGCTTGACAAATACTATAATTGTAAAGTAAAACAATTATTCAATCCCGAAGGGGAAAAACTTAGTAACAGAAAGAGGTAGTTATGAGCGATATGTATGCTCTATTTGAAAAGGAAAAGATCGATGCCGATAAGTTCGACAATGTAGATAAAGAGGGAGCATCTAAGTTATCCAACTTTATCCGACAATCCATTCAAATTCAAAAAGATATTGAGGATGCTGAACAGCACCTCAAGGATTTGAAATTCAAAAAAAGAAAAGTGAACGAAGAAGACATACCAATGCTTATGGAGGAAATGGGCATGGATAGTATCACTGTGGAGGGTCACAAGGTTACTATAAGACCTTTCGTTCATGCTCGTATATCTGAAGACAAGAGGGAACAAGCTTTCAACTTTCTCAGGTCTGTGGGCGAGGCTGACATCATTAAGAATGATGTTACTGTGTCGTTTTCTCAAGGAGAAGATAATGTGGTAGGTGCAGTAGTAGACGACCTACGAAAGAATGGATTTGATCCTGTTCAGAAAACACACATACATCCTATGACTTTGAAGTCGTGGGTTAAAGGTAGAATCGAAAGTGGTGGAGATTTAGACTTTGAAACTTTCGGTGTTTTTGTCGGTAATGAAGCTAAGATAACAAGGAGTTAAATAATGGCTAATACTCAAGTACAAGAAAAGAAAGAAACTTTACCTGTAAATTTCATGAACGAATTATCTGAGTTCGCAGGAGAGGGAATGGATTCAATTGGTGCAGATGATATGCAGATTCCATTTTTAAGAATAATACAAACTACATCGCCTCAATTGAATAAGCAGGAGTCTGTTTATATTAAAGGAGCAAGTGGTGGAGATTTGTTCAACACTGTCACAGGAGAAGTTTGGGATAGTGAAGAGGGTGTCTATGTTATACCATGTGGATACACTCTAAAATATTTAGAGTTTCAACTAAGAACCGAGGGCGGAGGATTTATGGGCGAGTTAAAAGGTAACGACCCTGTACTAACTCAAACTCAAAGAGATGGTGCTACAGAATTATTACCATCGGGTAATGAGTTGATTCGTTCGGCACAACATCTAGTTATGATTGTAGATATTAAATCAGGTGCTACACAAACTGCGATTTGTGACATGAAAAAGACACAGTTGAAAGTGTCTAAGAAATGGAATACCATGATGAAAATGGTACAATATACAGGTCCCAATGGATTGTTTAACCCACCTATGTGGGGAACTGCATGGAAGTTAACTTCTACGCAGGAAAGCAATGATCGTGGATCCTGGTACAATTTTGCAGTTGAGAAGGTCGATCCAACCTTGCTCCCCCAAGAGGCTTTCTTATCTGCAAAAGCTTTCTATCAATCGTTTAGGTCTGGAGAAATTAAGACTCAGGCAGGGACGAATGAAGAAGTGACAAATAGCAGTTCTAAGGAAGAAGCACTGCCGTTTTAATTGTTTGGGGCGATGAACTTCCTCCCTTGTCGCCCCAATCTTTTAGGGGAATATAATGAACATACACGAAAAGTTCATGGTTGCATTTGAAGGGTTTGGTGCAGCACACGGACAGACAAAAATATCAGAAGAAAGAAGAGCAGGTAAGCAAAAGGCTCATTCTTTTATTGTTAGAAAACCTTTAACTCTATCTTTGGTAGAGTCACATATAAATGGATTCACGGGTGTTGGATCTATTCCTATTAACGAAGAAAACAAATGTAAATTTGGTGCTTTGGATATTGATCAATATCCTTTGGATCTTGTTGCTTTAGATAAAAAAATTAGAAAATTTAAAATACCTGCCGTTGTATGCAGAAGTAAATCTGGTGGGGCACACATATTCTTTTTCTTTAAAGAATGGATTGGTGCAGGAGAATTTAGAGACAAAGCATCTGAGATATCCTCTGTGCTTGGATTTGGTAACTGCGAAATATTTCCAAAACAAGAGCAAGTTTTAGTTGAACGTGGAGATGTTGGTAATTTTATTAATCTTCCATACTTTGATTCAGAACAAACCTTGAGATATGCAATTAAGAAAGATGGAGAAGAGGCAACCCTTGAAGAATTCATAGAGTTGCAGGAAAGCAGAACTGTATTACCAAAAGATTTTTTATCTTTGGATTTTGGTGGGTCTTCGGATCAATTCAAAGAAAGTCCTCCATGCATATCGACTATGGCAAAGCAGGGGATTCCAGAGGGTGGCAGGAATACTTCAATATTTAACGCAGCGGTAATGTTTAAAAGAATGGATCCCGATAAATGGAAATCTTTATTAGAAAATTTTAATACTACTTATTGTGTTCCTCCATTACCTGCATCTGACATTGTGACAATACAAGGACAGATAGACAAGAAGGACTATTTTTATACTTGTGATCAGCAACCTTTATGTTCTTTTTGTAACAAATCTTTATGTAAGACAAAGAAATATGGAATAGGTAATCAAGTTCAGACTATGGAGATAAGTGGTTTGTCTGTTGTTTTATCAGAACCAAGAGTTTGGTTTGCTGATGTAGAAACAAAACGATTGGAGTTATCCACAGAAGATTTACAAGTTCCTTTAAAATTTCAAAGACAATGCATGGAACAATTAAACTATATGCCTCCTGTTATGAAAAATAATGATTGGCAAAACTTAATTAATTCTTTGTTAGAGAATGTTAATGAAATAGAAGTTCCCGAAGAGTTGACATATAAAGGTCAGTTTCTTGAATTACTTGAGAGTTACTGCACAGGAAGAGTCCAAGCACAATCAGCAGAAGAGTTATCTCTTGGTAAACCTTGGACATCAGATCAAAAAATTTATTTTAAATTAGATTCATTGATGCAGTTTTTAAGAGCCAAGAAGTTTGATAGCTATAGTCGTGGTCAAATACAAGAAAGACTTAAAGAATTAAACAACAATCAAACAGCAAATGGTCATAAAAAATTTAAGAACACAAAAGGCGAGTGGAAAAGCATAAGAGTTTGGTGGGTTCCTGAGTTTGAATCAGAGGTTCAAGTTCCGAGTATCGAGGTTCAAGAAGAAGAGGAGGTACCATTCTAATGGAAGTATTAATAGCATTTTGTATTGTGTTGGTTGAAGAGCCAAGGCACAAAGGAGGCAAGTCAATATGTAATTTCTGGAATCCTGGTGTTGAATTTAAAAGTAGACAAGAGTGTATGGCTGACAAAAAACTTATAGAAGATTATGTGGTTGAAGAAGCTTGGAAAATTTATCCAAAGGCAGTCAAAATATACGCATCAGGATTATGTTTTGATGACAAATAGATGGGCAAGAGGTAGAGCAAGACTAAGAGATTACGTCAATCAGATAAAATTGGAAAGAGGATGCGAGATGTGTGGTTATAATGAAAAAGTTTCAAACCTACAGTGGCATCATGTGATACCAGAAACAAAATACAAAGCTATATCAGAAATAGTTAGCGAAGATAGGAGTATGAAGAAGGTGGATGCAGAAATAGAGAAATGTATTTGCGTGTGCAAGGCATGTCATGGAAAGTTGGAGATGTAATGGAAACGACAATATTTGGTCCACCAGGGACAGGAAAAACAACAAAACTTATTTCAATAGTTCAAGAAGAAATAAAGAATGGAACACCACCCGAAAAGATAGGGTTTGTTTCTTTTAGTCGAAAGGCTGCAGAGGAAGCAAAAACTAGAACAATAGAAAAATTAGGTATTAGTGATGAGAAACTTGTTTGGTTTAGAACATTACATTCATTAGCTTTTCAATGGTTAGGTTTAAGCACCAAAGATGTTTTATTTGGAAGTGATTATACAAAATTAGGTAAACTTTTAGGACTAGAATTTTCTGCTAATTCATCATTAAACATTGCTGATGGTATGTTATTTACAGCAGGAAAAGATGGAGATGCTTATCTTGGATTAATTAATATGGCTCGTGTTCGAGGTGTAAGCTTAGAGCAACAGTTTAGTGATACAAATGACCGTAGGATGACTTTCCAACAAGCCAAACTAGTTCAACAAGCATTACATGATTATAAGAAAGCAATGAAGAAACGTGATTTTGTAGACATGATACAAGACTTTATAGATCAAGGCGAAGGTCCTATTTTAGATCTTTTGATAGTGGATGAAGCACAGGACTTAGTCCCTATGCAATGGGACATGGTTAAAAAAGTTTTAGTTCCAAGGGCAAAGAAAATTTTTTATGCAGGAGATGATGATCAATGCATATATTCTTGGATGGGAGTAGATGTTAAAGACTTTTTAAATGCTAGTTCTAATAAGATTGTATTGGATAAGTCTTATAGAATCCCTTTAGATGTGCATGATATAGTAGAGAATTTGGTACGAAGGCTCTCTACCAGACAATCAAAAGTTTGGCAACCCACTATAAAAAAAGGTGCAGTCGTTTGGCATTATGATATGATGGATGTAGACCTCAGAACTGGAGAGTGGTTGATCCTTGCAAGAACGAATTACATTGCTAATAAAATCGCTAACAAACTTAAAGAAAGTGGATACCTCTTTTGGAAAGAAGGTTCTGGTTGGTCTATTTCCCCAAATGTACTTAACGGAATAGAGGTGTGGAATAAGATATGCAAAAATCAACAACTGCCGATAAGCGAATGGAAGAACTTTTCGAAAATAACACAGCCTCATGTGTTTACCAAACATGGAAGAAAAGCGTTAACTTCCCTAGACCCCGAAAAACTATATTCAATAGAACACATGGGAGATTGTCTAAATGTGTCAGCGGAGACACATTGGAACCAAGTGGTAAAAGTATCGGACAAGGAGTTGACCTACATAAATTCAGTGAGGAAGAGTGGGGAGAAGATTTGGAACGGATCACCAAGACTAAAAGTTTCTACGATCCATAAGGCGAAAGGTGGGGAGGCAGACAACGTCCTACTTATGCTAGAGTCTTCAAGAGCATGTGCAGAAAGTCCTGATCAAGATTCCGAGATTAGGACTTTTTATGTAGGGGCAACAAGAGCAAAACAAGAATTACACATTGTAGAATCAAGTAAAGATAATGGATTTAGATTATGAAAAAAGATAGAAAACATTTTTTAGACGAGGCAGAAAAACTAATCAACGGACCGAGAGCCAAGGAATATGGGCCAGCTAAGTTTAATCATGAGCGAATAGCTAAGATATGGTCGGTTGTGTTAGCTAGAGAGGTAACTGCTGAAGAGGTAGTTGCTTGTATGATAGGAGTTAAATTAGCTAGGTTGGCTGAAACAATGGAACACGATGATTCGTGGACGGATATCATTGGGTACGCAGCACTTGGTGGAGAGATTATAAATCATGAAAAAGAAACATCAGTATAATTTAGCAGACATGGGGGGCGATTGGTTTAAAGCGAAAGGACCAGAAGAAATGCCAGACTTAACTAACGAAGATATAAAAGAAGTAGCATCCGTTGGATTAGAAAGTGATTGGTCGCCTCCTTCTTCTTTCCCAGATCTAACTAAACACGATAGAATAGCTGTGGACTTGGAAACACGAGATCCTAATCTGATGAAACTCGGACCAGGATGGTGTAGAAAAGATGGTTATGTAATTGGTGTGGCTGTCGCTGCAGGAGATTTTATAGCTTATTATCCAATAAGACATGAGGGTGGAGGGAATCTACCACCAAAGAAAGTTTTCTCCTGGTTAAAAAAACAAATGGAAACTCCTAACATAGAAAAAGTTTTTCATAATTCTATGTATGATTTAGGATGGCTTAGAGCCGAGGGCATAGAAGTTCAAGGCAAGATCATAGACACAATGATCGCAGCACCTTTGTTAAACGAAAACAGAAGATATTATAATCTTAATTCACTTGCAGGAGAATATCTTGGAGAGTGGAAAAACGAAAAGATGATGAACAAAGCTGCAGAATATTTTGGTGTAGATGCAAAGTCTGGTATGTGGCAATTACCTAGTCGTTTTGTTGGTGCTTATGCTGAACAAGATGCTAGGGTCACATTAAAGCTTTGGGATCATTTAAGACCTTTATTAGATAAAGAAGAATGCAATGCTATATTTAATTTAGAATCTTCTTTACTCCCTGTTTTACTAGACATGAAAACAAAAGGTGTTCGTGTCAATACAGACAAAGCAGAGAGTGTTAAAAAGATGTTGGCTAAAAGAGAAAAAGAATTACTACAAGAGGTGGTCAAGGAAACTGGATTCTCTATAGAACCTTGGGTCGCCACATCTATAGCAAAGGTGTTTGATTCCCTTGGGATCCACTATTTTCGCACAGAAAAGTCTGGGTCGCCCATGTTTACAAAACAGTTTCTCTCTAATAATCCCCACCCCATTGCGGCAAAGATTCTTAAAATTAGAGAACTTAACAAAGCTAATACTACGTTTATAGAAACTATTCTTAATCATTCTCATGAGGGTAGAATACATTGTGATTTTAATCCTTTAAGATCCGATGATGGAGGAACAGTAACAGGGCGATTTAGTTCTAGCAACCCCAATTTGCAGCAGATACCTGCACGAGATCCTGAGATCAAAAAATTAATTCGTGGTTTGTTTATCCCGGAGGAGGGCCACAAATGGGGTTCCTTTGATTATGCATCACAAGAACCAAGATGGTTAGCTCATTATTGTGGTAGCTTGACAGGAGCAAATAAACATCCTCAGATAGATCAAGTGATAGAAATGTATAATAAAGGAAATGCTGACTTTCATCAGATGGTAGCCGATATGGCAGGCATATCTCGTAAGAATGCCAAGACAGTTAACCTTGGAATTATGTACGGAATGGGAAAGAAAAAACTTGCCAATGTCATGGGTGTAGATGAAGAAGAAGCTGAAAAATTATTGTCTACATATCATGAAAAAGTTCCTTTTGTAAAAGGAATAGCGGACAAAACTTCTAGTCATGCAAAAGAACATGGTGTAATTAGAACATGGTTAGGTCGTAAATGTAGGTTTGATATGTGGGAACCTAATTCATATGGATATAATAAAGCAATGCCTCTTGCAGAAGCACAAAAAGAATATGGTAGTAAAGGTAGGATCAGAAGAGCCTTTACATACAAAGCTTTAAATAAATTAATCCAAGGTTCGAGTGCCGACCAAACAAAAAAAGCTATGGTAGAATGTTATAAAGAGGGACTATGTCCAACTTTAACAGTTCATGACGAATTGTGTTTCAACATAAAAGATCAAAAGGAGGCAGATAAGATTGTTGATATAATGTCAAACTGTATTCCAAATCTTAAAGTTCCTTTTGAAGTAGATTCTGTGTTGTGCGACAATTGGGGCGAAGTAGATTAATAAGTAGACTTGACATACAGGTCGTGTAACTCTGATATAGGATCATCTATAGGTTTTTCTTTTTCAAAAATTTCATAAACGTGAGATCTAATATTTGATCTATGTAAGCCTATGTCTTTCAATGTAGCATCATCCAAGCTGTTTAATGCAGTTATTGTTCTTCCAATTTTAAATTTGTAAAATAATTTTGATAACATTTAGTACTCCTTTTCTATTATTAATATATGTTGTTTCCATAAAATAAAAAACTGGGAAAAAATGAAAGATATTGTTGCCAAAATAGCGTGAATCAACGCTAGGCTGTATAACTTAATTGTAGAAAAATGAAAGATATTCTAGGTAGGAATCATACCAAGAAACATTGTTTCGGCTATTCTAGAGCGTCTGAGAGCCTCGTTTTTTGAGTGTTTCCATAATTTTATAGCGTTTTTGATCAGACAGGCGTGACCAGGATGAAATCTCGTCAATTGTTCTAAAACAACCCATACATACATTATTTTTTATTTTGCAGACGTTTTGGCACGGGCTTACAATACGCTGTGATCTTTCTGGTTTTGTCATTTGGATATGGAATCTCTGGTTGTTCGTTTAGTCGTCTAGCAAAATACAGGCAGTCATTAACATTGGGAAATGTTTGATCTTGATTAATTATTATCGTGCCTATCATATAGACTAAAGCAAACTCTATCATTCATCTTTGGTTTTCCAAAAATACTCATCTGTATC